AGAGCAGGATAAAATTGATGCTAAAGAATTAAAAGACCAGAAAGATAAATTTGCTAGAAGGTTGGAAGCAATTCGATTTGCACGGGATCAGGAAATTGTTGCAGCAGAAAGGAGAGCAGAAACAGGTGAGGATAGTCAGTTTGAATTGGGGGCAAATATTTTTGCTGCCAATCAACAAGCTATTACAGACCTAACAACATTACGGGAGGCTCAAATTGCATACAATGAAACTGCTAAGGATGAAGATGTGGCATTGTCTATCCGTAATATCGGAGTTGAAATTGACGAACTAGGGGTGGTAACTAATGTTGCTTTTGAACAATTAAAATCACAAGTGGTAGATGGTTTAACTGGGGCTTTCACATCTCTTATTGATGGGAGTAAAAGTGCGAAGGATGCTTTTGCTGATTTTGCCAGAGCCTTCCTTGCACAGATTGCCCAGATGATTATTCAGGCATTGGTACTTAAAGCTATTAATGCTGCTCTTGGTGGTTTCTCTGGTGGTGGTGGGGTTTCCCCCACAGGTTCAGATATTGCGGGTACTCCATTTGCTAGTGGTGGCAGGGTTGGTTTTGCAAGTGGGGGCAGAGTATTAGGGGGTGGAACATCAACTTCAGATTCTATTCCCGCTAGATTATCTGATGGTGAATATGTTCACAATGCTAAGGCTGTGCAAAAATACGGTTTGAATTTTATGGAAGCAGTCAACCGATTAAAGTTGGATGTTAATACGAAAGGACTTCCAAATTTTACAATCAGCAGACCTAGAAGAATGAACTTTGCTGAAGGTGGGTTTGTATCGGATTCAGGTGCGGAATCACCTGATGCGGCCCCACCCCCTTCTTCTTTGCGTATTGTTAATGTGGTAGATGTTAATCAAACTGCTGATTATCTTTCAAGCACTGAAGGTGAAGCAATGTTTGTCAATATTATTCGAAAGAATGGATCAGCAATTAAAGCAGTATTAAATTAGATAGGTAAAGAAATGCCAAACGTACAAAACTTATTAGCCAACGATCACAAGGACTTGATGAACAAGGTTCGTCAATTCATAACAGGCTATGGGACTTTTGCTGCCCCCATTTTCGCGGGTGTTGGTGACGGTACTATCAGTGATGTTGCATCCCCTCCACCATCCTTAGCTGAAGTTTGGACTATCACTTGTACTTTGGGTGGTGGTGTAGGTGTTGGCATATTCTCCGTGAGTGGTTCGGTGTCGGGTGCTCAGGCTTCAGCTACGGTAGGAATATTTTATGATGGTGCGGGTGGGCTGATAGAATTCCTGCTGAATGATGGGCCAATTGATTTCGTAATTGCTGATGTGTTTACTGTGACTATCGTAGAAGGTGCAATGATTACAGCAGCGCAAGAGTGGACGCAAGATAGGTACTTTCCCGCTCCCAATGATATTCTTACAGGTACTAATTTTGATATCCCCCGAAGGCTTTTTAATGCTAATGGAGCAAATGGGTTTGAAGCAATCAGAGCAGGACAAACCACCGCAATAGTTCAATGGCAAGTTGACGATGCTGTTGAATATGATCAGTACACTTTGGCTGCTCAAGGTTCTAGCTTTCTTATAGCTAATGTTCCGATAGATTGGACATTGGAATGGTCTGATGATGGGACTACTTGGATTATTGAAGATACGCAAGTTGGTTTTGTTGCATGGATAGGTGGTACAGAACATAATTTTCCTTTGACGACTCCCGGCAGACACTTCAATTGGCGAATAGTTATCACGAATAATAATGGTGGGACTGATGTTGATTTAGGGTATGTGGAAGCAAGAGTAACAGGGGAAACTTTGAATTCTTTAGCTGAAGGTCAGTGTCTTTTTACTGGTCAAGGGCTTGCCGCTGCGGATACTATTTTTGTGGGTATGGCAATTAAAGAAGATGACACTGTTCCTTATTTCAATTGGAGATTGCGTGGGGCAGTGGCATTTGATACAGCCGCCCTGTTTCAGAACCAACCAAGCTCAAGCCCTAACTCTTTTTATGTATTGGATGACGGGACTATTGAATATTGGATAGTATGCACAGGCAGATATTTTATTGTTGTGAGTAAAATTGGTACGGTTTATACATCGATGCAGATGGGATTCCACCTGCCTTATGGTGTCCCTGCTGAGTATGGTTATCCTTTGGTTATTGCAGGTAGTATTGGTACTCTTAATGTAGATTTTACAAATTTAGGTTCTCATTTTAGGATGTTTGCAAACCCCGGTGGGCAAGCTATGCGGGTTCGTGATCCTGCGGGGCAATGGATTACTCTTGAAAATTACGCAGGTACAGGCGCGGTTGATCAGCAATCCAATATAAAATGTATATCCCCCTACGCAGGAAATTTTGACAATGTTTCTGCTTTTATGAGCAAAGTTACGGAAGGTATCGATGGTTCGTACCCTTTGACCCCGTTAATTATCTGTGAATTTGAAAAGCCTGAAGGGGAATTGAATAAAAATGGAAATTCCTATGGTGAACTGGATGGTGTGTTTCATGTATCTGGTTCTAATACTACCCCAGAGAATACTACCGTGATCGGCCCTGATACTTACATTATGTTCCCAGATATTTACAGATTAGCTTTCGACAATTTTATGGCTGTGAGGTTAGACCCATGAGTTACCAAACAGGTACGGCAATTCATCTTGATGATCTTCTGGCACAGCTTAGTACGTTTGCACAGGCAAATGGTTGGACTCAAAATAAAGTTGTGGCGGGTAGTGGTGACGGGGCAAGCTCAGAACTTTATTTATCGAAGGGTGTCAGCTTCTTTGCTTTCGAAGCTATCTTGACAACTGGAACTAATATTTATCATGGTGTGAGCCAAGCAATAGACCATCCGTTTCTTCGGCTATATGGGGCAACTGGTTTTGATGGTGGTGCTCTGGTTAATCTACAACCCGGCACACATACTCCGTCTGTGGAAACAAATTGGTTGCTGCCTAATATGACTGCATATCATTTCTTCACTGATGCAACGAAAACGTATTTGCATATCGTAGTAGAAACGACTGCTAATGAATTTAGGCATTTTGGTTTTGGGGTTTTAGATAAGATTGGTGCTTACGATGGTGGAGAATACACGTATGGTACAAGATGGAGTCAAGCCTTTAGTTTTATTGATGTACCCGGTGCGGGTCAGGGTCAACATGGTAATCCGTGGACTAATGGTGGCCCCGCAAATGCTAATCCTTTCATACGTGCTAATGTTGATGGTTCTGATTGGAAGATAGCTCAAGGTGGTACTGCTACTACAAATTGGTTTCCCCCCCTAGCCCATAATGCTCAAGGGGAACCACTTGGTAATTTTTTTGGTTTTAGTACCAGTACATTTCCAATCGCATCTCCCAATAGGTTTAACTCAACGGTTGTATTATATCCATTGCCTTGTCATATCAGTAGGAGTCCAACCCAACGCGCACCTATCGGAAAACCGTTTGATGTACGAGCATGTAATATACAAAATGTAGTCCCTAGTTCATTGCTGACCTTTGGTGGTGATGACTGGTTACTCTTTCCGAATGTGGAGAAGAAAGACCCACTTCTTAGAGATGATTTACCAAATTCAGCTTGGATGGGATTTGCTTATTTGAAGGTTCCATAATGCCCGATCTGATAGAACCGTCACCGATCTTCGAGAATCCATTTGAAGGTACTCAGCCTATGCTGCTGAGTGGTGATGATGGATTCCCTATTGCTATTTTTGTTGCAACGGAAGATAGCTTTGGGGCTTTGGTAGACAATAGACCTGTAGCAATTAATGATGAAGTTGTTGTTGGGGTTACTTGCCCAATGTTTGTTGAAGATTTTTATAACAGGATTCACGTTACTCCAACTTTTATTGAGCTAGGTAATCTGGTGTCTTCTCAGTTCCGTACTTTTGATGTTTGGAATGGGCATTTCGTAGATAAATTGTTGAGCAGCATAACCACTGTAGGAGATTCAACAGGTGTTATTCTAACTGAGCCAGTAGTCCCACCAACTGTATATGGTGGGCTTGAAGCTAGAACTTATGATTTGAGTTTTTTTACCAATGGCCCAGTTGCGATTAATATTGAATATATTTTTAATTTCCCCGGCGAATTCCCCAGTATTGGAATCACAGGTAATCGTGCAATCATCTTTGCGTTTGCCCCCGATTGGAGTAATGCAGTGGTTGAAAGGTATGAATGGTTGACTCAGGTTATCGAAGTCGAGGAAGGGTCAGAAACCAGATTTAGGCTGAGAGAAAATCCACGTAGAAGTCTTGAATACCGAATGCTGTTTAACGAAAGAGAAAAGCGGTTACTCGAAACATACATGTGGGGATGGAAAGCCAGAGTCTTTGCTGTCCCGTTGTGGCAGGATTGCGCCTTGACCACTACCACTACCCTATTGGGGGCAACGCAAATTGATGTAGTCACTGCTACTTACTCGTTTACTGTAGGGCAATTGGCAATATTTGTTGATGCCTACAATGATGTCGAGGCTGTTGAGATTATAACTGTGAACCCGACTAATATAATTATCATCAGGCCAACGGTAATTAGAGAATGGGCTTCTGGGTCTCGTATATACCCTGCTCTATCTGGACGGATGCAGGAGAGTCAAGGGTTTCTTCAACCGACTGCTGATATTGATCACGGTACGGTGAAGTTTGAATTTCTTGATAACATTGCTATTCCTGCTGTGGATTCTCCGACTGTTTATGATGATAGTTTTGCTTTGGATCGTGCGCCAAACAGGGTTGTTGATTTGGATGTATCGTGGGATTCGAAATATGGGTTGGTTGATTTCGGCATACATACCCCATTAGTAGATGACCGTGCGGGATTTCCAGATGTAGTGACTCAGTTTGAATTCGCAGAAGATACTAGGGATGATATTCAATTTTGGAGGGCTTGGCTTCATGCCAGAGCAGGTAAGTGGTCAAAGTTTTATTTTTCATCATGGTCGCGTGATTTTACGTTGGTAGCTAATATTGATGCTCTGGATGTTTCAATTGATGTCGAAGATAATTTGTATCGAGATTTTTATACCTTGCAAACTCCGAAGAGAGACATAGCAATTTATACTACGGACGGGCAGGTTTATTATCGTAGGATTACTGCTGCTGCCTTGAATACACCAGATGTCGAGAGGCTAACTATCGATGCTAATATTGGGACGGATTATACGATTGCAGAAGTGAAGATGATTAGCTTTTTGCATCCGAGCAGGCTGAACACTGATCACATAGAATTGCAGTGGTCTCATCAAGAAATGGCACAAGTCGGATTTACTACTAGGGTGATATTACAATAATGGCTTTCGCAGATTTTGAAGAAGGCGCAGAAGGTTTTCCAAATGAACTGTATTTGTTCAAGCGTGGAATCAGTGAACGCTATACTTTGACTTCAAGTAATGCAGAGATTACGCACCTGTCTGAAGTCTATTTGCCGATTCAAATTTCTCGTGGGGCGATTGAACAAAATCAGGAAATGGAAAGACAACCCCTGAATATTACTATTCAGCGTGATGCAGCAGTGCTTGATAATTTTGTGGGATTTCCTCCTACGGAGATTATGACGCTAACCGTTTTTCGGTTTCACGATAATGATACGCCTACCCCAGAAGTGGCAACGATCTGGCAAGGACGGGTGCTGAGTGTTACATGGTCTGGGTCACAGGCTAAAATGAATTGTGAACCAGTGTTTACTAGTTTGAAAAGACCGGGACTTAGAAGAAAATATTCAGCACAGTGTCCTCATATTTTATATGGTGTTGAGTGTGCGATAAGTAATTTTGATTTTCAGGTGATTGCTACTATCGGCACGATAACGAATGGGATTACAATATTTTCAACCGATTTAATCGTTGCGGTAGATCACTTTTTTGGTGGGTATATCGAGTTTGAAAACAGAGATTTTCGAACAGTTGTCGGAGATGACGGGGCAGGTACGATTACTATAAACTCTTCGCTTCCGGGGCTTGAAGCGGGTAGTGTTATAACTGCATTCCCCGGTTGTGCTCATGATCTGGATGCCTGCAAAGTTAAGTTTGATAATATAGTGAATTACGGGGGCTTTCCCTATGTACCAGAGGTCAATCCTTTTGGTGGGACGATCTTATTTTAGGAGTATGTGATGTTTGAACTTATAATTTTAGTGGCACTTGTACTTGCAGTAGTAGCAATCGTACTTCATTTCCGTCCCAACTTGATTCTAGATTTGATGCCGGGGGCGAAAGTTGCGGTGAGTATTTATCGGCACAAGGAATCAGGGAATTTAATTTACTGTCGGACTGGAAGCTTGCAAGGTGCTATGCATGAGTATGTTGGGGAAGGAAAGATAGACGCGAGTAAAGCAGTCGAATGTTAGATTTGATACTAAGATCAAACTTATATGTCTTTAGGATAGGAGTGCAGTAGCTTTCTGGGTTAATCTAATTTTATTGGTGGTGTCAGTCATCATTAGCGCGATGCTTGCACCGAAGCCAACCCAACCACCCCCTGCGGGGATTGGGGATTTCACTGTGCCTACAGCAGAACAGAATCGGACGATTCCTGTGATATTCGGGAAAGTATGGATCACTGGCCCTAATGTAGTCTGGTATGGGGAGTTGGCTAGTACCCCAATCACGAAGAAAACCAAAGGTCTGTTCTCTGATCCTAGATTGAAAGAGGTTATTGAACTGGTCGGAAAGGATTTCAATACGGGTTTGAATATCTACCATTTTAATTATATTGGTAATCCTCAACGATACGAAGGTGTAATGGCAGATGAGGTTGCGTTGATTTATCCCGAGGCTGTTACTGTTAATGAAGACAATTTTATGATGGTCTACTACGATAAGCTTGGAATCTCGATGAGCAAGGTTCACTGAGATGGGAATATTCAGCGGGTCAACTCAGACGATTGGGCATAAATATTATTTAGGAATGCATTTGATCCTGTGCTATGGCCCTGTTGAAGAACTGTTTCGGATGCGTGTTGGTGAGCGTGGTATTTATGAATCAATTAATGCGGGAGGCCCAGATGCCAATATAACGGCAAATGGTACGTTTATTGTTACAGGTAAAGATACCATTTTCGGAGGTGAGAAACGTGAAGGCGGAGTTGGGGCAACAGCGGGGGCGGGAAGTGCAGCAGCAGGGGTGGGTAGTGGTCTTTTCGATAGAATCGCAGGTACATTAGCTTCAGGAAGTGCAGCGAATTCGGGTGGAGACTTTGACGTTGCTTTCGGGGGAGTGTCCCAAGTTGTCAATCCGTATATTAATAATGTCATTGTAGGGGAAGTCCCTGCCTATCGTGGAATGATGGGGCTTATTTTTAAGGGATTCTATTTTGGTAATAGTCCTTACATTAAGGATTTTGCATTTGAGATTGCTAGATATCCAGATGTTATTCCCGGCGCGGGGGCTGAATCTAAAATAGGTGATGATTCTAACCCTGCTCATATGATGTGGGAGGTGTTGACTAATGTGGATTGGGGCATGGGCTATACAGATGGGGATATGCACTTGCCTTCATTTCAGGCTGCATCTACTACTTTGTTTAATGAAGGTTTTGGGATGTCGTTGGTTTGGGGTGATAGTCAACCGATTCAAGATTTTATTGAGTTGATACTGACTCATATAAATGGAACGCTTTATCTCAACCCATCAACAGGACAGTTTACGATTAAGTTAATCAGGGATGATTTTGTAATTGCTTCTTTGCCAGTATTTAATGAATCCAATATCGTAGATATGCAGGACTTTTCCCGCGCAGCTTGGGGGGAGACTACTAATGAAGTTACGGTGATTTATAAAAACCGTGAGACCGCAAAAGATATCCCAGTAACCGTGCAGGATATGGCAAATATACAGCTTCAAGGAACCACCATTGCCACTACCAGACAGTATCCCGGTATTACAAAAGAACAATTGGCGATTAAGATTGCGCTTCGTGATTTGCAAACTATTTCATCTCCGTTTGCCAAGATCAAAATGAAGGTTGATAGAAATGCATGGGATTTAGTTGTTGGTGATGCTTTCGTTTTGGAGTGGCCCAAGTTTGGAATTACACAAGTTGTTTTCCGTGTTGGTGGGGTAAATTATGGTTCGTTAAAAGATGGGCATATCACTGTTGATGGTATCGAAGATGCCTTTGCTTTGCCTGCTGCTGAATATGCCAAACCACAAGCATCAGGGTGGGTGGAACCAAGGCAAGACGCAGAAGCGGTAGTAGATCAATTTGTCCGAGAGATGACTTATTGGGAAGTAGTACAGTCAGCAGGGGAGAGTTCTGCTGAATCTGCTGCACCAAATGACAACGCATATTATTTGACTTGTGCTAAACCTAACACTGCCCAATATACCTTTATTGCTAGAAGCAAACCGAATGGAATCAATGCGCTTTTTCTGGATGATGGACTAGGGGCATTTGCACCTACAGGGTTGATCGATGCCGAGATGATTCCTGCTGTTGATAGTACGTTTACTTATACTAATGGTCTTGAACTTTACAATGTTCAGGTGGGTAGCCTGATAGAGATGAATGGCGAGATTATGCAACTTTATTCTCTCGATCCTGAGCTATTCATAATAAAAGTTTGGCGCGGGATGCTTGATACGGTTCCGATAACTCATGCAGTGAATAGTAGATTCTTTGCTAATGGGAATTTTGCGGCAACGAGTGTCTTGAATTACACGCTTAATGATGTTGTCGATGTCAAAGCTATTACAACAGCGGGAGGGGGAGAACTTGCTGAAGCATTAGCCCCGACTCTTGTGTATACCTTTACTGGCAGGTTCGGTCGTCCATTGGTAGCGGGTAATGTTCGGGTAGAAGGACTGGCTGCATGGACTACTCGCGGTATGACTTTGGGAGATGCAAACCTTTTATGGTCGCATCGTAATCGGACGGCGCAATCTGCACTTCAGCCTCTTATTTATCAAGATGATGTGAGTCTGACCTTTCCTGCGTTGCACTTTTACACACTTCGGCTTTTTGATGATAAGGATGTACTGGTAAGAACGGAAACCCCACTGGTTGTTGATAATTATACATGGGTTGATGAGACTGCTGATCAAAGTGCTCCTGCTGCGGGTCAACTCCTGAATAGTTTCTTCAGGTTTGAACTTGAAGTAGATGATGGTGCGGGAACACTATCCCATACGATAATTGATTATACTTTTGAACGTGCCGACTATGGTTTCGGATACGGTAATTACTACGGAGGATTTCCATAATGGCAATTTTGACTGGCCCGAATCTCGGCATTGTTTACAATTGGGATCAAGGCACATTTTATAAAACAGAAATGGATGCCAACCTGAAGTTGATTGATATGGTCAATCAGCTTGGTGTCATTGATAAGGACTTGGCTGCTCAACCTGTAGCACCATTAGAAGGTGACAGGTATATTTTGCCTGCGGGTGCTACTGGTACGGATTGGCTAACTCATGATACCGAAGTTGCTGTCTTCATTGAAACCGTCTGGGAATTTCATGTACCACAATTGGGGTGGACAGCGTTTGTTCAGGATGAACTGAATGTTTATTTCTGGAATGGCACTGCATGGACTATTTTAGATACTCAAGCAAATATCAGTGATGCGGTTACAGCATTGGCAGGAAGCGGAACCCTGACTATGGACTTGAGCAGTGGAGTTCGTAACTATTCGACTGTCTTAACAGGTGCAGCGACTTTAGCCTTTTCTAATATTCCTGCTGCTGTGCAAACTGATGTATCAGTGAAGGTAATTCAGGATGGTGTAGGTGGTCATGTTCTGACCTTGCCTGCGGGTGGAATTTCTTCTAATGGTACGCCACCTGTGCCAAGTGCGGGTGCTAACGATAGGGACAGATGGTTGTTTACTATAGATGAGGCAGGAACCATAGAGATTAATATAGTGGGTCAATTGTATGCCTAGATTAGCCGCTTTAGCTGCTGCGGGGAGGTACAAATTAGACAACCCGCCCCCGACTGCAAGGGTTGTTCTTTTAACAGGTTTGGGTATTGGTTTCGAGCATCAGTATCCATTTGAGGGTGGTGTAGTTACCTATAATGATGATGTGGAACTTGCTGTAGATTTAACCATAGGTGGAACTGCTACCTTTGATGGTGCTCAATTATTCAAAGAATCTGTTGACTCAATTAACATGGGCAGTGCAGCAGCAAACTTTTTGGATTACGGGGCTGTGGCTTTGCCTATTACCACCTACCTTATGGAAGTGTGGTTTAGGCAACCTAATCTGGGTCAAGGTAAATGTGTGTTGATTGGCACAAATGGAAATATAGATTTGATTATTGGAAGGTTTGACACTGGCGTTAATTACCCAACCTGTCAGGAACTTGGTGGTGCGCCTGTTTTGTATTGGGAATCTGAGGTTAGTTTGTATGGAGACAATCTGCCCCACCAATTACTTGAGGCTCACGAAGTTGGTAACAGGAATAATTACCTTGTAGTGATTGATGGAATGCCTGTAGCCAGTGGAACTAATGGTGGGTATCTGGTGAACATGGGTAAGCCTTCCTTTAACGGTATCCTTACCGAAACTGCCAATATTAGATCAGGGGCAGATTTTGCTGCTGCATATTTTATGGACAATGGCGGGGAATTAGACCTTCTCCAAGCTAGATTATTCTATGAGGTAGCAGCATTAAGTGGACAGGATATGCTGACGAATCCGCAGTGGTGTGCTTTAGATTCGGTCAATACAACTATCGGGGGTACTGGCCTCAAGGACGCGACTCTGGGGGATGTGAATAATGATACGGGCATTCGATCTTATGCAATCCCAAGAAACGGCAAAGTTTATTTTGAAGTATTTATTATTAATCAGGGACAGGCAACCACAGCCATTAGATACGGTATTCGAAAGTTAGCTGAAGGTGGTAATGTTGGCAACACTGCCGATAATGCTGCGGATGGTTATACCCAGAACAGTCAGTTTATTGCTGATGGTCTGCAAGCAACTCTTTCGGGGCAGGATAATCTTACTCTTGAAACTCAGACCACAGGAAATACATTTCAGATTGCTATTGATTGGGACACGGGCGATTGGTGGTTTGGTGATGGTACAAATTACAAAGGGTCTGGTACTCCCGGCTCTGCTGACCCTGCAAATGGCACAGACCCTTTCGGTGTTAGCAGTGGGGTTGGCCCCCTTGATGTAAATGTGAATTGGGCTTGTTGGATTAGAAATAATGGTACGCTAGGTTTGGGTCAAGTAAGATTGGTCACTGCCGCAGCGGATTTTGCACATACTCCACCTACAGGTTTTGTAGCGTGGGAAGATGCTATATGAGACTGAGACTGAGACTTTTAATATTCATGAGGAATGAAAATGAAAATTTTAATCTTAGCAATTATGCTGATGTTTTCTTTGGGGGCGTATGCCAGTGGATCACACCATCACCATGATGGAGAAGACGGTCAAGACGGTCAAGATGGACAGGATGGCGTTGATGGCGTTGATGGCGTTGATGGGGTTGACGGTGGCTCTGGTGTTGCAGGTGTCAATGGTTTTGATGGTACTAATGGAATCGATTCCTCAAATCTTAATCTCGGTATAGCGTCAACTTTTGCAATGTCTAATCTGGACTTCAGTTCTTCTACTACTCAATGGCAGGTAGGTGCTGCAATGGGTGGATATGGGGGGGAAGAAGCATGGGCAGTTGGTGCTGCCAAATTAATTCCTAAGTACGATGTTCTAATTAAATTCAGCGGGACACGAACAGATAAGCATACGGGTTACGGTGTCGGTTTTGTCTGGAAGATTAAGTAATGGATAACGAAGATATTACCGAAAGGGCGAAACAACATACTGAAGCCCACATGGAAATCCCAGACCCAACCCCTATTGAAAGAATAATTTCATGGGTGAAGATTGCCTTTGCTACAAAGAAAGTAATCATGTTGGTGTGGGCTTTCTTTTTCGGGGTTGCGGGTGTCGCTGTTAAAGGGAACATTGATGGTACTAATCCGTGGAAAGATGCTGCTATTGAAGTGGGCTTGATAGAAGGAGACCAGATAGAACAGGAAGCTACAGAAGTAGCCCTTTCTCAACATCGAACAGATATTGTGTTTGATGAATTAGCGAATCTTCAGAAAGATATTAAGGTGGGAATGCAGACCATCACTGAAAATCAGCGGCTAATACGGGAGCATAC